TACTGTTTAGGTTGAAAATTGATTTGCTTGGGTAAGGTCTAATTTGCATTATTTTTTTGCCTAATGAGTTTTCGTGCCGCAAATATACAGGTCTTTTTTTATTATATCTTGTTAGAGGGGAGTTGCTGTACACTAAATTTTCTTTCCATGTTTGTGGCTCAGCAACTACAAAAGTAGGTTCTCCTGAATACTTAACAATAACAGAACCTATTCTATGTAGATCACCTATATCATCAATATCAATATTACCATAATCATCAATAACATTAGCGTTTTTTTTATATGCGTTGAACAAATCAATCTTCTCTTGTAGATTTGTTAACATGTCTGAATAAGTACTATCGTTACCATGTTGTCTTGTCCATTGATTTACATCATAAAAATATTGTTCAAATATTTCTATTTGTGCTTGATGGGCAAATAAGTTAAACTCTTGAGGAGTTATATATCCTCTCTGCTCTTTATTAGCTAAAGCTAAAACTTTTTGATATACTCTATCTATACTTACTGCCATAATTTCTTTTTAGTTTGTAGTTTACGATCGCCCCGTAGAGCGACCGCATCTACAGTTAGATTAATTTAATCTTTTTTCAATATTGGAGTAAATCTCCATACCTTCATCAGTTTTAAACCAAGCGGCTAAAGCTGAGTAAGGATGCTCATCAAAAGGAACATTCATTAGTTTTCTATCATTAGATCCCCATGAAAAAGTTCTTTGATCAGAGGATAATTTTAATATACCCATTTCAGTTGCTTTGATACCAAAGTTTCTAAGTACAACGTTCTCATCATTTACTAGTTCTAAGAACAAACCTGGGTTTCTCTTAGCATATAATAGTAAATCTCTTTTAAGTTCCTTAGAGCTCATGCTAGATACTTTAGATCCCATTTCAACACGCATAACAGCTTCAGCCATATCTATGTCTAGGTTCTGAGCCGCATTTAAGGCTTCGATTTCCATTTCTATTACCTCAACTTCATTAGATGCTATAGCTTGAGGCTTGTGCTCTACGAATAATCTACCCCTGTGAGGGTGGTACATTGATAGTAGTTTTTGTAAAACTGTTTTGTTTTTTGGAACAAATAAAGAACCATTACTAAAAATAATATGCTCTAATCTTTGGTCACCCTTCATTTCGTCAACAAAAGAAGTTCTTTGATTAGACGTGTACTTTAACTCTCTCTCGTATCCTAGCTCTTCATCAAAATAATGTATATTACTACCTCTTATTAGGTATGTTAACGGGGATTTTCTTCCAGTTAAATAATACATTCTATCCTTGATTTCCCAAGTGTCTTTTTTTGGTTTTGGAATTTCCACAACCGTTTTTTTCTTTGGTTCTGCAACTACAGTGTCTTCAAAGAATTCTGTAACTACTTCTTCCATTGTTTCTATTTGAGGCTCTACCTCAACTTTCTTTGTGTTAGCTTTTTTAGCCATAATATAATATAATATAAATTAATAAAATAAAAGGGTCGAGGCCAAAGCCCCGACTCTTTAAATATAAATAGTGCTTAGTTCATTAACATGAAATTGTTAGCACCTTGTGTAACTAAACATCTTTCTGATAAGTAATGTACTTGCATAGAATCAACACCAGAAGTTAAAGCTCCAACAGAACCAGTAACCCAAGTTTTTAATTTTCTACTTTCCATTTCAGAAGCTCTGTAACGAACGTGTAAGAAAGGACGTTTCATGTTCTTTCCTAGTTGCTCGTCATAAACAGAAGATACTCCAGCTGGAACAACAACACCTCTAATAGCGTTAACTGTATCGTTTAAACCACCTCTTGTACCTTTGTCATTTAAGTATTTGAAATCAGACTTGTAGAAGTCATAAGAACCTCTTCTGAAACCAGAGAAACCTAGGTTTAATGCCATGTCTTCAGAATTGTCAAATACTCCGTAAGAAGTACCACCAGCTCCATAAGAATTCATAGAAGCTAACATGTCATCCATAGCTAGAGAAGTTCCTCTATCAACAAACATCATGTTTTCTTCAATTGCACCATTTTGATCAAACACCGCTAACATAGCATCAAATTCAGCTAAATCAGTAGCAGCGTTAACGCCAGTAACACCAGTAGTTTGGTGACCTCTAGTAGTGATAGCTTGGAATAAACCTTGCGTACCATCTTGTAGAGCACCGCCATCAGTACCACCAATTGCACCAGCATCAGCGTGAGCAGTCTCAGCTTCTAGCATAGTCATTTCTAAATAATCAGAGAAACGAGCTCTAGTATCACCTTCAGCTTTTAAATACCATAGGAATCCGTTTTGCCCTTCTTCACCAGAAACTTCAACCCATCCAATCGCAGTTGCGTCAGATCCTGAAACTTCGTAGTAATCTCTCATGATTAAATGCTTATTCGAGTGAGATTTGAACTGTGGAGCATTTGCAGTTGTTCTTGCAGCGGATCCTTTTTCAAACTCAGAACCAATAACTAATAATCTAGTGTCACCAGCAGCAACAGTTGTAGAGTTCAAGCCATCAGCAGAAACTATATGATCGTCTGCATAACCTAACACTGTTACATCAGCACCAGATACATTGGATACATAACCTTTAGCTGTAGCAGAAGCATTAGACATAACAACCATGTCACCAACTCTAACACCGTGATTAGCGCCAACAGTATTACCATCCATGTCGTTTATAACAGTATATACGTTGTTGGAATCTTTATACGTCATTGTGTAAGCAAGGTGTAATCTTCCTTGTTCAGACCAAATTACTCTGTCTGACGCAGAAGCTTCTTCCGCTCCTACTTGAGCTAAAAATCCCGCGATTGTTCTTTTACCGTAAACCTCTGCTTCTTTCGCCATAAGGTCTGGTAAATATTGTTGAGCCCATCCTTCTGTAGCTGCAGACGTAAAGTCTACATAGTTGGATGCCAACGTTTGTTTTCTTGGAGCAGCATCTATACCACTCGCACTTGTAATTGCCATAATTAATTTTTTTTAAATTGTTATTTTTTAAATTTGTTGTTTTTAAACTTAAAATCAGAAGAATCTTGCCCTAACACTTTAAACTTTAAACCACCTGCTTCAATTTTCCCATGACTTTGTCTTGGGTTCATATCAACATTCTTGGCTTTAGCAATACTATTTTTCATAGCATCTGCTTTACCTTGGTCGTAAAAGTGTTTTGCAACGGCATCAGCGTTCATCGCCGTGTAAAGAGATTTATGATAGCCCTTAGCATCTGATAATGTATTATTTTTATCCAGAAACTTTCTGGTAAAATTATTTATATCACTTTGGGTATTTTTAACCTCGTTAGCATTATTAACATTAAATCGATATTTTTTATCCCCGACGTTATATTCAAAACCTTTGAACTTGTCATTGAAAACCTGCTCGGTTTTCTGAGTAAAAACATCTGTATTTTGTTTAGCTGCTTTTTGAGTTACTTCTGACTCCTTGTTATATCTATCAAAGAAGTTAACAGCTTTCTGTTGCTCGGTTGTGAGCTTCGATCCAGCTTTAATTTCTTCATAGTATGTAGACTTTTGCCCGTCTAAGTGGCTTTTAGCGCTGGCAACTTGCTCTTTAAGCGCTAATTTCTTTCTACGTATATCTCTATCGTCGTCAACATCTTCGTCAAATGAGAATGTATCTTCCATAAGGAAGTTAATTTCTTCTTGGTCTAAATGAGGTTTTGTTTGCTTGTAATACTCATGCAGCAAACTAGTATCATCTAATTTTGAGTAATCTTGGTTAAGCTTAACATAGTCACTTAAATCTCCACCAGTATCATCCATGAAATCCATTAACTTTTGGATATTCTCTGGTAATGGTTTTCCAGTAGCTTGAGCTTCCGCTATAGCTTCTTCAACTTGCTCTTCAACCTCTTCAACTTCTTCTTCAGTAATCTCTTCTAATACTGGAGTTTCTTGTGTTTCAGTTTCTGTTTGTGTTTCTGTTTCGCTAGTAACTTCAGTTACTGCTTCTTCAGTTTTTTTCTCTGCCACAACCTCGGTCTCTACCTTTTGTTCAGGTGGTGGTGCACTTAAATCTACTTTTAAAACACTATCGTCTCCAGCAGACTCAAATTTACTTTCATCAACTTGTTCAGTTGTTTCTTGCGTAATCTCTTCGACTACTTTTTCATTTTCTTCTTCCATAATATAATATAATAATAATTAATAATTCTAACTAGGGTCAAAACTACCTAAATCGAATCCGCCACCTAGTATATCATTACCTGCAGACTCAAAGTTTTTAGGTGGTTTACCACCATTTCTTTGTTCAATCATCTCACTTTGTTGAGTTGCTTGAATTTTTGTTCTTTCATCTTTACGATCTTCTTTTTCTTTTTCTCTACTTTTCACCCCTTCAACTTCGATACCCTTAAGCTGCATGTTGTATTGAAATTCTAAAGCCATTAGTTGTTTTTTCATTTCAACTTCTTGTTGCATTTTTTGTGCGTTCATTTGGGCTTGCATTTGCATTAACTCAGCTTTTCCAGCGTTTAGCGCTTGATTTTTTTGAATATCAGCTTGAGCAGCGGCTTGAGCGGCTTGTGTGTTAGATTGGGTTTGAGCTTGAATGTTCTCCATTTGAAGCTTTCTATCTTTTTCTTCTTTTTTAACTCTTCTTATTTTAAGAAGTTGATTAGCTAACTTTATGTTTTTAATTTCTCTAAGATCAATAGCATCTTCCAAGTTTATACTTTTTTGCTGTAAAGCCATTTGGATATTGTTTTCTAGCTTAGCGTTTTCTTCTTCGTCAGGCATTAAGTCTATGAATATTCCAAAGTCATACAAGTGTAGCTCTGACATCTCTTGTAGCGTAGCTACGTTATGCGCTCCAATAGCTTGAATAAAAGCATCTTTTGTTGGTGAGTACTCTATAATATCAGATATTCTAAGAGATAAACACTCGGCAGTTTCTGCTGTTAAAAATAAACCAGCTTGAAGTATGTGTCTAGTTGCGGTGTTAGAATTAGCAGCTGCTAACTTTTGCACACCAACTAAAGCGTTTTTATCTGGAGTACTACCATCTCTAGCTTCATTAAGACCAGTCACATCCCTTATCATTTGTAGATAGTAGTTGTACGTGCCGATTAAGGCTTGCATTTTATTACCACCAGATCCAGATGTTATTTCTTGAATAGGTACTTTACCTGGATTCATGTCCCCGTCACTCGTGAAGCTTCTACCTATAACAGAACCTGTTTGAAAATACATGTTCAAAGCCTCTTGTGGGTTATAATTAGTTCCATTACCTAGGTCGATTTCAGCTAATCCATCCGCATCTAAGTAAACGCCATCTGGCACCAACCTAGACATTACTTGTTGTAATTTTAAGTGAGTTAGTTGAATCATATCAGCAAAACCTGTTATGCGTTTTACTAGTGAATCAATTTTTCCATTATACATTCTAGGCGCAACAATAGCATAATTCATCTTAACCTTAGTGTAATCACTTTTAGGTCTCATCATGTTTTTAGCCATCTCCCACTTAAGTAGTTTATCCGTACCTAGTATCATAGCCCCATCATAAAGGCATTCTATGGATCTTAACATTCTACCATAACCACCCTCTTTATCTTCCGGTGGATTATATTGATCATCTCTAGGTATAATTCTATCGCCACCTGTTGTTGTTTCTTTAACTTTATAAACCTCATTCATATAGGTTTTGTAGTTAAAGTATAAAACTTGAATGGTGTTATTGTCTTCTTTATCGTAAGTATGTGTTGAATTGTAATTAGATCTATTATTAGATTTGTTTTTCATTATATCTTCTAGATCTTCGGCTGATAAGTGAGGAAATTGCTTTGCTAACTCGTTTACCGGAATTGTTTTTACTTCACCAACGTAGTATATATCGTCAAAGTAAGGCGAGTCGGTGTAAGAGTAAACTAATTTAGCTGGATCAACATAATCTACAATAGCTCCCTCTGATGTATTGAACCCTGTTTTTACAGCCCCTATACCAAGCACCGTCAAGTCACGATAAAAACGTTTTTTAGTTAGCTCGTATTTACTTCCCTCAAACAAAACATTTAAAGCTTGTTCTTCCGCAAGTTCAACCGCCTGCTTGTAATTAAGCTGCATGTGTATACCTAGCTCTTCGCTAGACTCTGGTAAATCTTCGTTAGCCAGGTTACTCTCCTTCATATCCACGTTGAACCTAGACTCAACCTCTTGGTTGAACTCTCGCATTTCCATATCACTTTGTATCGCCTCCATGTATTCAGTTCGTTTTTCAACGCCGTTTGGAGATTGTGAGTAAGCTTTTATATCGTAAGTTCTTTCTGCAATACCATTAACAACGATATCAACAAACTTAGATATAATTGGAACAGGCTTCCAATCTAAATTAAGATAGGACAAATCACCGTTGATCGATAACTCATCCTTATACTTTTGAACAGACTGCTCGCCTCGGGCGTACAACCTTAAATTATGAAAATCGTTGTGGTTAGATCTATATCTATTAGAACCTTGATCATGGCTAAACCACTCTTGCTCTATAGCTTTACCTACTTTTAACCCATATTCATAGCTTAACTTCTCAGCATCGCTGACCGTTTGACTTGGGAAATAACTTTTAATGCCAGACTCTGCCATATTTATTACTTGATTATTTGTGAATTATTTCCAGTGTTCGTATATCTGGAAACGTTTATATTTAGTTGAGGTTTTTTAACCTCAGCATTTGGTCTATATAAATGCCTGTTGTTAGCCATTATAGCTAAACCAGAACTTATAGACGCATCATGCTTTGTTCTTTTGTTTATATCAAATTTACACCAGTCATTTAACAGCTCGTTAAAATAACAATCTCCGTGCGTTCCATCTTGCTTAATACCTACGTGGTCTTGAATATACATCTCAATCGCCGCGGCGTGTGCTTGTTTTATATCTTCACTTGAATTGGGTATTCCACCAACTTCTTTTTCTGCTACAGATAGTTTGTTCCATATCTTGTCAGGTCTATTCATGCTAAACCCTCTATATCCTCTTCGCCTTAAGTAGTACAAAAGACGAGGTTTATTGTTCTCCGCTAGTATTGGCATTCCATAAAACACTAAAGCCATTAAAACATCTTCAAAGAACATCTCGGCTGTTGGTGGTCTCGATAAGTACTCTAAGAAAAAGCTATTTGCCGGAGCATCTTCCATGCTAAATTTAGTTAGACCGTGTAAAGCTCCTTTAGACCCTACTCCATCCACTGTTCCTGATATATCATATGAATCACAACCAAATGAACCCATATGTTCGTTTCCAGGGTGTTTAACCCCGTTTTTAAGTACAACGTTGTTTTGTATATTAGAAGGTGGAACCCAACTAACTTTAAACCTACCTTTTCTATCTGGATAAAATATTACTTGAGAATCTTTAACTCCGTTAACCCACTGGAAATTACCTTGAGTAATACCTAGAGTGTTTGTCATCTCTTCATTATAATCTATCTGTTCATATAACTTGACAAGATTAAAAATACTACCTTTGGTCTCGTCTCTAAACGCGTGCTCTGTAGTTCTTGGAAACTGACGATAAAATTCATTTAAACCATCTGAATCATCTTTTAAACCATCTACTTCATTCTGCCAGTTATCTATTACACCTACATCTATTAGTTCACCGCTTGGGTCGAACCGATCGACATCAGGAGTAGTGAAAACTGGAACTCCGTACTCATCAATAAAGCCTTCGTAGTTCCATTCCATTGGGATAAACAAAGAGTATAAACCAGACTTTGTCTGGCCATTTCTGTTTCTTTTTGTAACATCTGAAGCATTGTATAATTTTTTAAAGTTCTCACCTCCTTTATCTAAAGCGTTTGATGTTGATCCCATCATGCACTTACCGATAATTCTACTACCTAATCTTAAACAAGTTTTTGTAACTCTCCAGTTATTAAGGATATTGTCTGGTCTTTCCCACTTACCACTCTCATCGTGTACTAGTAATGCCAACTTTTCACCATCATAACTATTGTCCCCAGTGTTTTTCCAGTCAATCGTTGTGTCTAATCCTTGTATATCCTCCAGCTTTTCGTTAGCTGTAATCTTTTTTCGTGTAAACTTACTAGCAGGTACACGGTAAGCAAGCTCGGACTTTGGGCGATCCATACCATCTTGGACAGGTTTAAAGAAAAACGGATAGTTGATTGATATAGGTACAACCTTATCGGTAAACATTTTTTTAGCATCAGCTCCTGATTTAGATAATATTCCATATCTACTATCACTCGCAAGAGTGGCTAAATTAACAGTTTCAGCTGATGACATAAAAGAAAAACCAGATCTTCTATTTTTAAGGTAGCACATTCCGTAGCATCTTTTATCCGCTTTACAAGCTTCCCAGAATATAAAAAACAATCTATTTGCTTCTCTAAAGTCTGGAGCGCCTACATCTATCTTACTCCATTGTAAGTACATGTAGTGCGTACCAGTTATCCAGGTTGGTTTACCATCATTCGTGAACCAGAATCCTTCTTCTCTTCTTCTAAATTCTTCGTCTATATAATCGTGCCATTTTTCTTTACTGCTTTCCGGGTAACTTCTCCAGTCAAATATGTTTTTTAAGCGCTCTAATTCCTTCGGCTGCTCAAACTTAACCCATTTATTTTTAGTGTCCTTATACACGTCCTTAGGCACCTTAGGTAGAGCGATAACTAAGTTTTGTATCTCTATGATCTTTCCTATCTGACCGCTGTGAGATAGTATAATAATGTCATGTTCTTTGTCGTAACCGTACTTCCACTTCTTACCCTTGTTCATTCTGGATATAGTAGTCCTCTTTACCGGCTCAACCGACTTAACTAAACTTTGCTCGTACATTATTTAGATCTACCTTCTGCGAATCCTTTAAAAGTTTTTTCCTTTGCCTCTTCAGGTGTTTTACCCTCAAGCAAGTTTTCTTCTTCTTCAATTCTGTTAAGTATCTCAAATGCGTCAAATATAGCTAGTTTTTTAGATGCTGCGGCGTTCTTTAGCTTATCGGCTGTTAAGTCATCTTCGGAATCAGTAACAATAGCCTCTTTAGCTACTTTTATCAGTTCCTCCACTGCTTTGTGCCCAGCTTGGATTATACTCTTCTTCGTTTCCTTGATGTTCATATTTGATTGTAATAAAATTAGATTTAACTCGATATAGTCTTTCGCCATCAACGATAAACTCGTATTCACTACTTGGGCGAAACCCAACTAGATCGTTTACTTCCACTGTGCCGTCTGAATATTTAACAATACCTTGTAAAGGTTTTTCAGATTCAATGTTAAATTGATCCACGGCTTTTAAAGGCATTACAAAACAGTATCCCTTAGGGCAGATCCATTCCCCATCTCTTTTATATAAGAAGATCTGGTCTTCACCTATAAAGTAAGTTGATTCGTTAAAGTAGCTTCTGCTATTTTTTTCAATACCTTTTACATTATGCCATCGCCTGAAGACATTGTGGTGTACTAAAACAGTATCGCCAGCTCGTATGTCAGCGTGACCTACCAATGGAGTTGCGGTTACCGTGGCTTCTCTATTAACAAACTCGTGGTTGAAGATCTCAGTATTTAGAATAAGCTCCCCACCGTCTAGTTGTTTAGTGTTGTTGTATCTTTCTCCTTTTGGTGTTACAACAAAGTCGTAAACGCTTTTCATTATTTTAGAGCTTTTAGTTTTGCGTTAATTACTTTATTAACAGCTGCTCTTTTTACACGACCACCAAAACCCTGCCAATAGTCAGCGGTACCGTCGTTATCATCATCCGGCATGCTATCAAGTTTGTTGGTTATGACTTCGCCTAACTCCTCGACGCTAATATCAGCTTTTTTAAAATACTTTTTAAATTTCGTTAAGTCTAAATCATGAACCCTTGCAAGTGCCGTTGGAGTGAGCTTGGTTATTCCTTTAAAAGGCTTTATAACACCCATTATATCGCTAGTAAGCGTATCTATATCTTCCCTAGGCATTGCCATTAATTTGTCAATCGCATTACCGGTTGATTCTTTATTAAGTGTTCTTATTTGATGTTTGTTTAGAAAATTATCCTTTCCTCCCTTGGTGCCACGCTCGTCTCCCAACGCTACTCTAATATTGCCCAGCGTCTCTACAGCTTCGTCGCGGCCTTCTCTTATATCTTTATCTTTTTCCAAGCCCTCTAACCATCGTACCCTGCTAGCATGATCACGTGTTTTGTCCTCTGTTTCCACTGGCGTTTCAGTGAAAAAAAATGGGGATTTTCTAGCTGTAACAGGTGAACTGCTTATTTTTTTAAATGGATTGTTTTTTTGATTGTAAGCCATAGTATTTAATATTGTAAGTTATACTCTACAGATACTGCCATGTTTTTATTAAAATCCTTCCAAGGTAAAACATCTTTACCTTTTTTAATGTAAACAGAGAATTTATTTTCTTCTTCTAGTATATCGCATATAGTATGACCACCATACACTTCTTGCCCCACGGCATAGTGCATAGCGTCATTCTTATAATCTTTACCTATAGATATTTTACGAA